AGTTATGACTGATAATCTCTTAGCATTTTATGATGCCTTGGTAAAAGTTTTACCCATTAAAATTAACATCAAACCCGATAGAAGGATTCTTTTCTTGGCTAATTTTATTGGTGTGGCGGCTAAGACCCTTACGGATAGAGAACTCCCTTCCACCGCAGAAGGGGGCGAGGCAAACATTTCACGATTTATGGTAGTTTGGCCGAGAATGAAAACTAGAATTACAAACGCCATTCCGTTGGGACGAATTCCAAGAAGAAGAGTTTTAGAGAATCTGTATAGGATTTTAACCTCATACGATTTCGGTATTGAAATTTTTACAGATATTTTTATGGAGGAAGAGTTTGTTGAAAACGAATTAGATGTCCCGGTGTCGGTGGCCCCTAACAGCAAGACCTACGCAGAATGGATTGTCCTTACAATTTTATCCAAGCACTCACCTACTATATTTTCAACGAGGGAAAGAAGGGTCGTTAACTCCTTGGACATTGATATGGAGTTTGACTACACTACGGGTTTTCCTAAAGACGAAGAAAAAATGAACTTGGAAGAACTTAGCACAAAAGAGAGGCGACGACTAAAAACCCACCTTCAAGACGCAGAACCCACAAAATTCTTTGGGGAGGAATACCTTAAACTAACAAAAGTTATAAATACATTGGGCAGTATAGTAGATTCAGCGGAAGAGGGTGAGTTAGAAGAAATGGACGAGGAGAACCTTAAACTAATTAAAAAACTAGCCCACCTTAGAAAGCGATACGAGGCACTATACGAAGAAATATACGAAATGGTATACGAGGAGGAAGAATAATGGATGAAGTAGTAGAAATTATTAAAATGTTAATCACGAGAATTGAAAATTTAGAAACACAGGTTAAAGACTCAAGCATGAATTTGATGAAGTCGGGGATGGTTGTTCACACCCCCCGCCCATCAATGCAAACCGCCAGTCCAGTTCCAACGGGTGATGCTATCGCTAAAATGGACTGGTCAGAATTAGATGAATTAGTAGAAAAATTGGAGGGAACACTATGAGTATGGTAGGAGAACAACCAACAGACGATTTAAGAGATAAGAGGATGCTTTTAACCCGACTCGTTGAGTTGGAGTCAATCATCACCAATGCTTTGGGACTAATGGCCGAAACCGGGGAAGAACGCCCCTACAAACAAATTAAGCCACAGCCAATGAATGTTGAAAGTATGGCCGCTAAAGCAAAGGCGGGTTCTATTCAAGAGGTTAAGAAAAGCCGAGGACATAAACTTCTACCGGAGAATCTGTTTTACAAAAGCACCGAAGAGGATAGGGGGATGCCCCGAACCGAGGACTCGGAGGTTCCGGAGGATTCTCAAGATAAGGATTTAGAGGCCGCATTGGAAACTGCTCTTGAAAAACTTCGCCGGTATAAACACACCCTAAAGGTTAGTGAAGAAGCCGCATTTGTTCCCTCCGATGAAGCATGAGGGGGATAAAAATGTTTTCCGACGATTTTTCTATTCATAAAAATACGGTGTCCTTAACTAATAGGGTAAAGGCCACATATTTAACGGCTGTTGAAAATCCAAAGGCTTACGACTATGAATGGGAAAAACTTGTTGTTGAATTAAGAACTTTATTAGAACAGGATAAGTATAAGAATATTTTTCCTGATTTGGAATCGGATATTCTTTACTCGGACAAAACTTTAGATGTTAAGGATAGGAGAGCAAAACAATTATATGCGTCCTTAACAGCAAAACCTGTCCTAATGAAAGAAGAGGAGAAGGTTAAGTTTATTACTCCGAATAAGCCCATGTATAGGATTTTTGACATTGACGACTTGAGAGAAATTAAGGGAATGACCGGAGAGTTTATCGTTCAAGAAAAATACGATGGGTTAAGAGTTCAAGTCCACAAAGAAGGGGATAGTGTTAAAATTTATTCCTTCAAGGGGAATGACATTACAGAAAAATTTCCAAAGTGTGTTGACTACCTAAAGAAAAAGGAAGTTAAGAATTGCATTTTAGACGGAGAGGCTGTTCTTTACAAGGAACAGGAGCCACTAATTCGTGCCGATACCTTAGCGTATATCAATAAAAAAGAAAAAGGCGAGGGGGATATTAAAATTCATATTTTTGATATTATGTCCTATGATGATGAATCCGTTGCTATGGAAAAAATGGAAGACAGGCTAAAAATTCTAATTGCAGAATTTACCGCCCTTACTAATGAAATCATGCTTTTTCCCAACAAGAGCAACACTAGAGAAGCAGACTCTTACGAAGAAATTGAAGAATATGCTATGGATATTATGAATAATCCAACCTCCGAGGGGGTTGTAATTAAGGATGCTAAATCCTCGTATGTGATTGGAAAGAAGAAAAACCCCAAGTGGATTAAGTGGAAAAAAATTATTGATTTAGATGTAATCGTTCTATCAAAAAGAATCAACAAAAATAAATCTAACACATATATTGTGGGTATTGGTCCGGTAGAAGAGGACACCCCAAAGGCAAGGGAATTCAAGGGAGAGTATTATGCGGAGGTTGGTAAAACTGTAAATACCAAGGCCGATGTAGAGGAAGGTAAAATTATTCGTGTGAAGGTAGACGAGGTTATGGGTAATGCCAAGAAAGGTTATAGCCTTTATAATGCCAAGTTTCACGAAATTCCGGAAGTCGTGGAATCGGATAAACTTATTACATTAGAGTTCTTAACTAAGAATGGAAAGAAAAGTTTAGCCGACTACACAGTAGAGGCTCTCAAGAAATCGTATGTTATTACGGACGGCATTCATGGTATTGCGAAAATGGACTTGGAACTTAACATGGATGGCTTGGTTTTTCACGGCTTCAAGGAAAAAAACCTCATGTCAAAGAACGCATACCCCGATATGGAGGTATGGAAGAAGGAAATTAAAAGGGCTTATGGTAAGGATAACGGTAGGTTCATGTCGTTTGTTCAAGAGATTTTACAAAATCACGGAACCCTTAGCATTGAAAACATTTTCAAAAGAGCGATGGAGCATGATGCAGACTTGGTTAACCGACTATTTGGTGATAAAAACGGAATGGCTAAAATGAAAAGAAGACTTATGCAGATGGGGGACGCCTACGGTATCGTTGGCAAGGATAAATTCTATCACGACGATAAGACCCTTAATAAAATGGATAAGCGAGTTGGAAATTTTTTGATGTGGTTAAGTAAGGATGAAAAAATTTACTTCGTCGTCAAGCACGATGATTTTGAAAATGTGTGGGAAATAGATGTGGGGTCAAAGGAGAACATCTATGACTTTTTAGGGGAGGCAGGTAAATATCCCTGTAAGTTGGTTTCTGCCCCACAAGATGATATTCTAATTGATAAGGGTAAGGTTATGTTCGGCGCACACCGACATGGTTATCACGAATATATGTTAAAAGGAAAGGACATTGATTCAAAACTTCACATTAGATACCTTCCCGTGGAGGATAAAGAAATGTGGTTGGCTTTTACAGGATATGAAACTAAACCTGCACCGGAAGAATCTAACGAGGGACTTTATGACGCTAGGGGAGATAAATATAACAAAATGCAAAACAAATCTACAGAAAGTAGATAATATTTATATAGTCTTTTAACCTACTAATTACCATGCAGTTGGAGACTCCTATGTTTGGTAATGCACCTACCGATGGTGGGGAATTTGTCATTCTCAAGGAAAACAAAGAGTGTGTTATTGCTGGCTACGCCTCCGTTGATGTGGTGGATAAGCAAAACGATAAAATTACTCTTAACGCAATCCGAGATGCGGCAGATGGATTTATGAAAAATGACCGCTTTCGTAATGTGATGATTACCCACTCTAATGTTCAAGTGGGTGAAGTCTTAGACAATTATACAGATTCCAAAGGAAAAGTCCTAAAAACAGGCGTTGATGATACAGGTTTTTTTGTAGTGATAAAGTTAAGAAATGATATTGAGAAGGCAAAGGAAGTCGCACGGGACATACGCCGTGGAAAACTTCGTTCCTTCTCAATTGGAGGACAGGCAATTAACAAAGCCAATAAGTATGACCCCGATGTTGGGAGTTATAAAGAAATTGATAAGTTGGAATTGCATGAAATCACAATTTGTGAAGAAGGGATTAATCCCGAAGCCAAATTTAATATAATTAAGGAGGACAAAAAAATGAGTGAAATTGAAAAGGCATTAGCCGAATTTAACGATGTTATGGCAGAACTGAAAAATACCGTGTTGTTGAAGGATGATTCCGAAGACGACGAACGCGGTATGAAGATGGAAGAAGCCGGAACCAAAGAAAAGATGAACTATGGTTCTAAGGACGACGAGATGAAAGAAGACGACGCTTTCCAAGATGAAGAAATGGCCGATTACGAAATGGGCGACTACATGAAGGAAGAGGACGGCGACATGGAATCTCTTGAATATATGAGAACGGAGAAGGGCGTTGAAACTCTTGACCTTTCTCCTTCTAACCTTGAGAAGGCTTACGAGGCTTTCCGAGCGGAGAAGGAAGAGGACCGAGCATACGAATTGGTTAAGGCTGAATTTGAGGCTCGCTACGCAAAGGAACTTGAGATTGAAAAGCAAGAAATTGCTAAGTCCAAGTTTAACGCACAATCCGAACTTGAGGTTCTTCGTGAGGAACTTTCTTCCTTGAAGAAGAGTTTGGAAAACAACGAAATCGCTAAGGCACAGACGGTTGAAGAAACGACCCGTCAACTTAGTGAGGATTTTTCCCGTGTTGGCGAAATGTCTTGGGACGAGGTTCACAGCCTTTTCTCAAAGCACGAGGGGGGTATTTAAAATGAGTGGATATTTTAAGACTATTGGAGACTTGGAGCGAGCAACCTATGGATTGGGTAGCGATAACCTTTTGAAAGCAACTGGCGCAACTACTGGTATTGCGGGTGGACACCACACCGCCGCTGGTCTTGCTGGTGCAGGTGGCGATAAGAGCCTTTACAACCTAATTTATGGGCAGAAGGTTTGGACTATGATTAACCGTGAAATTAACGCCCTGTCAATTCTTCCTAAGAAACCTTGGCGTTCTAGCGGTTGGCGAATTATGAAGGAGCGAGCCATTGGTGGTTCAGCAGATACCTTCTCCGTTTCCGACCTTGATGATTTGGGCGGCACGGCTGAGAATGCCGCACTTTCGGGTATTACGAATGTTAAGCCCGTCTACGAGAACCTTCATGTTTCTCCTAAGACGATTGCTCACACTTTTGAAATTTCCGAAATTGCACAATTGATGGCTGGTCTTGACGATGGTTTGGGCGACCTTATCGCTACTTACCGTGAAGAAGTCGGTGTCTCTCACGCTGAATCTATGAACAAAATGATTTTGCAGGACTTGACCAATGTTGCTGGAACTGGTATTGACGCACACGCTACTAAGGCTGATAACTCGCTTATGAGCCTTTTCAAAATCGTGGCTACTCACGCAGAAACCAACGCTTTGGGAACCTACACCACCAACAAAAACAACCTTTACGGTGTGGCCCGTGATGGAACCTCCGCTACGGAATACTTGGAATCCTATGTTGATTCTAACTCCGGAACTGAGCGAAACCTCACGGTGAACATTCTTAACACGGCTATTCGCAATTTGATGGCTCGTGGTGGAGAACCCAAGGTTATTTTGACTGGCTACGATACGATTCAAACCCTCGGTGAATTGCTTCAAGCACAGGAGCGTTTCATGGGTAGAACGGAAATCACGCCAACCCACAACGGAATTAAGGGTGTTGAAGGTAGAGAAGTCGGTTTCCGAGTCGCTACCTATCACGACATTCCTATCATTCCCGTGAAGGATATGCCCAACGGCGGTGCTGGTATTTCAGATGTTCTCATTCTTGATACCGACCATCTGTTCCTTTGCACTTTGAAGCCAACTGAATACTTTGAAGGTGGCATCAACGCTGATGTTTTCGGACACGGCAAATTAGGACACCGTGGGCTTTACCGAACTGTTGCAGAAGTGGTTTGTTCCTACTTCCGAGGACAAGGGAAACTCCTTGACCTCCAGTGAGGTGTTTTAAATGACACATACGATAACGCTTATTGCAGACCATTTGGGCTTTACCGGTCCAAGAGTTATGGGGCATGAATATGTGGTTGATGTTTGCGTGGATAGCACAAATTTACCATCGGGCGGTGTAACTGTTACAGCCGCAGAATGTGGTTTATCAACCGTTTCTTGTGTGGTTGTAACGGGGGCAGAAAACCCTAACCATTATGTGATTCAACCTGTAATCACAGCAGAAACGGGAGCCTATGAATCGGCATCATCATTTAAATTGCACTATGCTGATGATTTGGGTAGCGCATCTACAACGAGTGATACAAATGTGGGTTCAGTGAGAGTTCGCGTTTGGGGTCTACTTTGAGGTGAAGTAAATGAGAGTTAAGAATACTACTGGCGGGACTAAGGTTATTTTCGGAAGAGCGTATTTGGGTAATTACGAATACGATGTTTCGGAAGACCTGCGAGATGTTTTTCTTAGAAATGGATTTGAAATTTTGGGAGAGGAGGTGGCTGAAACCCCCGTTGAGGAAACCTTAGAAGAATCAACGGAGGTTGATGAAGTCGCACCTCTACCCGATTTCTCCTCTATGACTAAGAAAGAATTGCAGACTTACCTCACAGAACAGGGTGTTGTTTATCTAAGACAAAACACCAAGGCTGAATTACTTTCACTTGCTTTAGGTGAAAGTGAAGAAGAGTAAGTTTTATAACATAGTCTCGCTTGGTTTATATCAAGAGGGAATATTATGCCTGTGAATTCTACGAAAATTACTGCGAACACTCAAGTTTCATCCATTGGTGGAACCTTTGACGGATTTATCTTTTTTAATGGTGGAACCGCATCGGTTGTTTATGTCTTTGATAACAATACCGCTGATGTTCAAGCACCGTTTGATTACAACAACGACCCCACGATTGCTGGTCCCACGGCTGGCTTATCAGCAGGAATGTTAGTTTTTGGTGATGGAATCCCCGAAGGAGCCACAATTAGTTCTATTACGGATGCACTTAACTTTGAATTAAGTGCCTCCACTACGGGGGGTTCTAAGACCGGTTCTCTTTTAACCTTTGTAGCGGTAGATAATCCAATTGGAAAGTTTAAAATTGATGCTAACACTAGTGATGATATTCGGGGATTAGAAATTATCTGTCGCAACGGAATTAAAATTGTTGCTAATAACTTCACTAGTTTGGAAATCTTTGCCCTCACCAATTAGGGGGTTAAAGAATGGTTCAAGTTCCAAGACTACGAAACTACGAGAAAAAAATTCCTTCGGGGGTTGAGTGGACTGAGGCTTTGTCCTTAGAGGTTCTAATTGATTTTATTAATGCTGATATTTCCGGAAGGAAGAAAGGCATGGGTGAAGAAGAAGCCGCCACATTAAATGAGACTAGGGCTTTGATGAGAGGTCTTGTTGATTGGCTTTCAACCGACCACGAGGGGTTCATCGGATATGATGATGAAAGGTTTGATGCTATCAATCGTGCAGCATTTAAAAGTCTCTTAGATAAAAGAATGCTAGATGAGGACTTTGCTGGACTATTCAGTATTTTTAAATTAGAGGCTGACGAAGAAAGCCCCACCCTATCTGCTTTATTGGCTGGTAATGCCGATGAGTTTCAAATGGATATTGATTTAACCTCGGATGAGAACCGGGCCTTAATTGGTGATTTAATCGCTACAGAGTTAATTATGCCCCAACAGGGTGCTATATTTAACTTCGTTGATATGGTTCAACAACAGTTTGGAAAAAACACCTATACAGAAGAACAAATTATTGGAATGATAAAGAATAGGGATAGCATGGAAAGTGCTATTCAATCTGCACAAAGCATGGTGGAGCGTCTTATTTCCGACTCTTCACCGGGTTTTATTATTCAACCTTATTTAAAATCCATTACTAATGATAATAAGGTTAATAGGATTTCTCTTGTGGAGGTTCTAGGAAACCTATTTGGTGATGAGTATAAAATAGACGACAAGCGGTATAGAAGAAGTAGGGATAGTAAATTGGTAGAAGATAAGTCCAATAAAGAACTTACCGAAGAAGAGTGGATTCAAGAACTTTCCAACATGGAGCCAAACGAATTAGTAGGGGAACTTAACCACGGTCTTAAAATTGGTTTCAGGGATAAACTAGTCAAAAGCGGTCTATTTAAAACCTTCAAGG